TGGCGACTGGGTATATCTTGATTGGGATCTAACTGACAATCCTTATCAAGTTCAAACAGTTACAAACTCAAACGTATTTACTGTGACAGTAGCAAATAGTGGCGCAGCAAGTGGAAACGTAGTTGTTTGGAATGATGTTCTATTTCAAGCTGACGCAAGTAATGCAACTGCCTACACGGTTGTTATTCCAGGTGAAGGTATTATTGCTAAAACTGGACTTAGAGTCTTTTTACCTGCTGATGTTCACACAACAGTATTTTATGGATAATAATTCTATGATGATGTTATGGAACTTAATGCTTACTGTTGTGGTAGGTATAATTGGTTATATCTTAAAAGATAAATTTGATGAGTTACAAAGATTAAGTATCTTACTTAATAGAACTCGTGAAGAAATTGCTCGTGATAACGTCACTCAAGCAGAATTGGATCGTATTGTAACTCACTTAGATTTAAGATTTTCTAAACTTGAAAATAAGATTGATGAATTAATCAAACAAGGCCATGCCAAGTAAATCTAAAGCTCAACATAAGCTTATGACAGCAGTAGCTCACAACGCTAAGTTTGCTAAAAAAGTAGGTATACCTCAATCAGTAGGTAAAGATTTTGCAGAAGCTGACAAAGGTAAGAAGTTTAAAAAAGGTGGCGTATCATTAGCTGTTGGACGTGGTGAGAAGTTACCAGTGTCTAAAGGTGCTGGATTAACCGCTAAAGGCCGTGCTAAATATAACGCTGCTACAGGATCTAATTTAAAAGCTCCACAACCACAAGGTGGTGCTCGTAAAAGATCTTTCTGTGCAAGAATGTCTGGAATGCCTGGACCCATGAAAGATGAAAAAGGCAGACCTACTCGTAAAGCAGCTTCTTTAAAACGTTGGAAATGTAACTAAGGAACTAATATGAAAAAGAAATCAACAAACCCAAGAATGGCTATGATGATGGGACGTGCAATGAAGCGCCCAGCACTAGCTGTAAATCCAGCAGTAGCTAGACCAGCTGTTAATCCAATGGCTGCTATGGCTGCTGCACCAGCAATGCCAACAATGAAAAAAGGTGGAGAAACTATGAAATCAGATAAAGCGCAAGATAAAGCAATGATCAAAAAAGCTATGAAGCAACATGATATGCAAGAACATAAAGGTGGTAAAGGTACTAAGTTATCACTTAAATCAGGTGGCAAATGTTACGCTGCTGGTGGTAAAGCATCTCAATTATCTAAAGCTAATGGTATTGCTGTTCGTGGCAAAACTAAAGGCAAAATTTGCTAAGGAATAATCATGGCTATTATTGAAAAAATGAAAAAGTTTGTTAAGGATATCACTCCTCCTTCTGGTGAACAAAAAGCTAAGATTGAAGAGAAGCAAATGAAGGTTGAAGAAATGAAAGACCCTAATGCTTATCGTAAAAATAAAGCTATGTATGATACAAGTACAGAAGTTAAAAAGTTTGATGATAATTACAAACATGGTGGCAAAGTATCTTCAGCTTCTAAACGTGCTGATGGTTGTGCTATTCGTGGAAAGACAAGAGCATAATGAGAGCCTCTCGTGGTATGGGCGATATAGCCCCATCTAAAATGCCTAAGGGTAAAAAGAAAGCCCGTAGAGATGATACGGATTTTACTCAATATGCTAAAGGTGGCAAGGTCGGCCTCTATGCCAATATTCACGCCAAGAAGGCACGTATAGCTCAAGGTTCTGGTGAGAAGATGCGTAAGCCTGGTTCTAAAGGTGCACCTACAGCAAAACAATTTAAACAAGCTGCTAAAACAGCTAAGAAATAGGGGTACATATGATTAAGAAATTTGTGCAAAAAATTATCAAAAAGCTTAAAAATTTGCGTATTTTGCAAAAATAGGTAAACAATGGCTGAAACTACAGGAACCAGCTTATTTAATCTAAACATGAATGACCTCATAGAAGAGGCATTTGAACGTTGTGGATTGGAATTAAGAACTGGATATGACTTTAGAACCGCTAGACGAAGCCTTAATCTATTAACGATTGAGTGGGCTAATCGTGGTATTAACCTTTGGACTATTGAAGAAGGTCAAATCACTATGGCTACAGGGCAACCTACTTACGCTCTTCCAGTGGATACTATTGATTTGCTAAGTATGATTACTCGTACTGGTAACGGTGGACCTAATCAACAAGATATTAATATTAATCGTATATCAGAAGATACATATTCTACAATTCCAAATAAGCTAGCTACAGGCCGTCCTATCCAAGTATGGATTAACAGACAGTCTGGTATGTCTAATGAAAGCACTGTATATTTATCTGCTTCTATTAGCGCTACAGATACAACTATTACATTAAGTGATGTGTCTAATATTGCATCAGCTGGATTTATTAAAATTGATAACGAAACTATTTACTATCCAAATGTAGATAATGCTACCAATCAATTATTAAACTGCGCTCGTGGTCAAAACAATACAACTGCAGCAGCTCATGTAGCTACAGTAAGTCCATTTAAATATATTACAATACAAAACTTGCCAAGCGTTAATGTATGGCCAACGCCTAATTCACCTGGTAATCAGTATGTATTTGTATACTGGAGAATGCGTAGAGTGCAAGATGCTGGCACTGGCGTTACTGTAAATGACATTCCGTTTAGATTCTTACCATGCATGGTAGCTGGATTAGCTTATTATTTATCTGTTAAATCACCTGCAGTAGATCCAAACAGAGTAGCATTCTTACAATCAGATTATGAAAAACAATGGGATCTAGCATCTCAAGAGGACAGAGAAAAGGCACCGATTAGATTTGTGCCTAGAAATATGTCTTATATAAGGTAATCATGGCTACCAAGTATTCAAGTGGTAAACACTCAATTGCCGAATGTGACCGATGTGGTCAGCGCTATAAGCTAAAAGAATTAAGAAAGCTTATACTTAAAACAAAGCAAATAAGTGTTAAAGTTTGCCCAGAATGCTGGGAACCAGATCAACCACAGTTATTGCTTGGCATGTATCCTGTAAATGATCCACAAGCAGTACGTGAACCAAGACCAGATGTATCTTATCAAGTGTCTGGTAATACTGGTTTACAAACTGGGCAAAACAATTCTTTCAATATTCAAGATAATGGTTATCCTCAAGATGGTAGCCGTCAGATTGAGTGGGGTTGGAATCCAGTTGGTGGAGCAAGTTCATTTGATACTTTATTAACGCCTAACCACCTTATAAGTAATGTTATAATAGGCGATGTAACAATTGTCACAACTTAATTAGGAGAAACAAAATGGCATTTAAAAAAGCAGCTGATGGGATTACCAAACAAGGTAAAACTAAAGGCAAAAATCTAGGTGATTCAGGACCTACTGTTGCAATTCAATCTGGTAAAGGTTCTAAGGGCGCATCTTCAGTAACTTCATTATCTATGAAGAAACTTGGACGCAATTTAGCAAGAGCAATGAATCAAAAAAAAGGTAAATAATCATGACTAAAGAACGCAAAGTTCCAGTGACTCCAGCAGAAGCTTATCCTTTAGGTCACGCTAAAGAGAATAAAGATGCTAGTGCCTATACTGGATTTAAATATCCTTCTGGCGGTGGTAATGATATTGGTGTTTATAAACAACCTATGTCTAATCCAAACGGTACAGAACATGAAGCAGTAGCTATGTCTGGCAACGGAATAGATAGAATGAACATTTCTGTTGGTGGCGTTAGCAAAGGTAACTACGCAGAAGTAAACCCATACGGTGTTAAAGAAATGCGTGGATATGGTGCAGCTACTAAAGGTCGTAAGATTAGCGGTAAACAAGGCTAGTAATGAACTACGTTCAACTGTATCAAGCAATACAAGACTATGCTGAAACTACAGAACAACTTTTTGTAGCTAATATACCTCGTTTTGTTCAAGAAGCTGAAGAGCGTATTTATAATAGTGTTCAGTTACCATCTTTACGTAAAAACGTAACAGGTAGCTTAACTTCTGGCAATAAATACTTATCGCTTCCAAACGATTGGTTGTCTACATATTCTTTTGCTATTGTTAATGCAGATGGAACATACGAGTATCTTTTAAACAAAGATGTAAACTATATTCGTCAAGCTTTCCCTAGCCCTACTGATACAGGAACACCAACCCACTACGCATTATTTGGATCTCAATATAGCTCAGCTAATGAGTTATCTTTAATTTTAGGCCCAACACCTGATGCTGGCTATACTGCTGAACTGCATTATTTTTACTATCCAGTAACGATTGTTCAAGGCCAAATATCAGTAATTTCTTCTACAACTGCAGGCTCATTATATGTTCCTGGTGTGTATGAAAACGTATCATTAACAGGTGGATCTGGATCTGGTGCTACAGCTACTATTGTAATCAACTCATCTGGCGCAGTAAGCTCAATCACTTTAAATGAGGGTGGTCAATTTTATACAGTAGGCAATGTATTAAGTGCTGCTACAGCAAACTTAGGTGGTGCTGGTTCTGGATTTACAGCAACCGTGACTGTTGTATCTAATACAACTGGTACTTCATGGTTGGGTGATAATTATGATCCAGTGCTATTTTATGGCGCAATGCGTGAAGCAATGATCTTTCAAAAACAAGAGCCAGATGTTATTAAAAATTACGAAGACAAATACCAAGAAGCTATGCAGCAACTTAAACGTCTTGGTGACGGCCTTGAAAGAGGTGATGCATACCGTGATGGCCAGACTAAACTTAGAGTTAATTCATGATAACCCAAACCGCTTGTACAGTATTTAAATCTAACATGCTTAAAGGTCTTGAGAACTTTAATACAGGTACGCCATATACATACAAAATAGCCCTTTATAACGCATTAGCAGACCTAGGTGATACCACTACCGCATACACTTCAACTAATGAGGTTGTAGGCACAGGATATGCGGCTGGAGGGGTAGTTTTAACCCCTACGACAATACTTTCAAACACAGAAGATAATACAGCTTATTTATCATTTGCTAACGTTACATGGACTCCAGCAAATTTTACTTGTAGGGGCGCTTTAGTTTATAATAGCACCACAAATGCAGCAGTTTTTGTATTAAATTTTGGCTCTGATAAGACAGCTACCGCCAGTTTTACAGTCCAGTTTCCAACGGCAAATTCAACAAGTGCCATTTTAAGAATAAGTTAAGGAGTAATTATGAATCAAAGCGAAAAAGGTGGATTTGGCGATCAAGCAAGCATAGTTTTAAATGCTGGTGCACAAGCTAATGAAACAGTAGGTATTGAAGGCTTTTATAAAGTTGAATGCCGTGATATAGATGGAAATTTAAAGTGGGAAGATTCATTTCCTAACCTAGTTAACGAAGGTGGTAAAGAGTTAATGTTAAATACATTACTTGTAACAGCTTCAGGTTATACAAGGGTTGGTCCATTTTTAGGTTTAATTTCTGGCGCATCTCCAACATTTTCAGCAGCAGATACAATGACATCGCATGCTGGTTGGACAGAATTTACTAATTATACAGTAGGTGGCTCAGCAGTTCGTGGTACAGCAGTATTTAGCTCATCAACATCAACAGGTTCAACACCAACAAACGTAACAACATGTGCAGCAGCAGCTATCACATATACAATTACAGGTGCTGGTGGTACAGTGGGTGGTTGTTTCTTAGTAACAGGTTCAGGTGCTGTAAGCACACAAAGCAGTACTGCAGGTACATTGTACTCAGCAGGTGCTTTTGCCGTTGCTAAAATTACAACAGCTGGTGATACTGTAAGCGTTACATACTCAACAACAGCTACAAGCTAAGGAGCCCTAAATGGCTCTTGTAGTCAAAGATCGGGTCCAGGAAACCTCAACCACTAGTGGTACAGGCACTCTTACGCTTTCAGGAGCGGTGCCTGGTTATCAAACCTTTTCTTCGTCTATAGGTAATGGAAATACTACCTTCTATACGATCTATGATGGTATAGCCCAAGACTGGGAAGTAGGTGTTGGTACTGTAGGAGCTGGCACGTTAGCCCGTACTACAGTGCTATCTAATTCATTAGGCACTACAGCTTATATTAATTTTGCTGGCAATCAATCTTCCGTATTTTGTACATACCCCGCAGAACAATCCGTCAATCTTGACGCTTCAAACAATGTTTCTCCACTAGGCACTATTGCCTCAGGTACATGGCAAGGTTCAACTATAGCCGTTGCTTATGGAGGTACTGGGGTTACTGCATCATCTGGTGCCAACTCTGTAATGTTAAGAGATGCAAACCAAAACGTAGCTGTAAACCGACTTAATCAATCTAATACAAATACAACAGCCGCTGGCGGTGTTACTGCATTAACTACAGCATCAAGTTATATTCACACGCTCTCTGGTACTGGCAACCAAACATACACAATGCCTGATGCTACCACCCTGTCTACTGGGGTAGCATTTCTGTTTAATAATATGGCGACTGGAACCCTAACGCTTCAAGATTATGCTACTGGGGCTATTGGCACAATCCCTTCTGGTGGAGCTGCGGCAGTATTTTTAACTGTTAACGCTACTGTTGGCGGTACATGGGATTTACATGCTTATCTTCCAGAAGGCGTTACGTTTGGCACGAACGCTTTTAACCTCGGCACTTCTGTTATCACAGGTGGTACATGGAATGGTGGGACAATTACTTCAGCATATGGCGGTACTGGATTAACCACTTTCGCTGCGGCTAATTATGCGTTATACTCTACATCATCAAGCACATTAGCTGCAGGTACTTTACCTATAGCAGCAGGTGGTACAAGCGCTACAACAGCTAATTCTGCATTTAATGCTTTAGCACCAAATCAAGCCACAAATAGTGGTAAATATTTGACAACAGATGGTACAAATACTTCATGGGCCACTGTAAGTGCAGGCGATCCTACTGGAACTGCGTTATTCTTATCAACAATGTTAGGCTAAATTATGGCATATACCAATACCTCATATGTATCTAAAAACGTAGGCACTTCTGCTGTTGTATTAAACACAGTGGCTGGTGCGACTACGGCAACTCTAACAAGCTTTGTAGTTGCAAATACAACGACCTCCCCAATTACTTGTGATGTTTACTTTACAAGATCAGCTGTCAATTACTATATTGTAAAAGGTGCTACAGTGCCTACAGGCGGATCATTAGAAGTCATGCAAGGCAATAGAATTGTTTTAATAGCTTCAGATGCATTAACTGTTTTAACTAGCGCTGCAGCTTCTGCAGATGTGATTGCAAGCGTACTATTGGCGACCTAATATGGCCTTTATTGGAAATACAAATACGACTCAAGGATTTATACCAGCTATTGATTACTTTAGTGGTAATGGTTCGTCTGTTGCATTTACTTTATCACGCCCTGTAGCATCTGTTTATCAGTTTATTGTAGCTATAGATAATGTTATACAAAACCCAAGTTCAGCTTACTCAGTATCAGGCACTACACTTACCTTTACTTCAGCTCCATTAGCTGGCACTAATAATATATGGGTTGAATATACAAGTTTAGTTACACAATTGGTAGCACCAGCACAAGGCACTGTAGGATTAAGTCAATTAAACGCAACAGGAACTGCATCTGCTTCTACATTTTTAAGAGGTGATAATTCTTGGCAAGCTGTTACTCCAACAAATGTATCGGATCAATTAAACTCTAGCACTGGGTATTTTTCATTACCTAGAGGCACAACAGGACAAAGACCTGGATCAGCATCTAATGGATATAGTAGATACAATACAACTACTAATTTAGTTGAATATTATGATGGCACAACTTGGCAGTCCGTTGCTCCTACATCTATTATTCCAATTGCAGCATCTTATTTAATTGTATCTGGCGGAGGTGGTGGCGGAGGAACACTAGATACTGGCGCTGGTGGTGGAGGTGCTGGAGGATATTTAACTGGCTCAACAGTATTGAGTCCTGGTACAACATATTCGTTTACTGTAGGTGCAGGTGGTGCTGGTGGAACTGGGCGAGCTAATGGTACTATTGGTAATACATCTAGTGCATTTACTTTAACTCCTGCAGCAGGAGGATTTGGATCTGCTTATACAGGTGGCACTTCTGGTTCTGGTGCATCTTCAGGGGGAAGTTCATATGGAGCATCTGTTGGTACTGCAACTTCAGGTCAAGGGTTTGTTGGTGGAATAGGTTCTGTATCTGCATCTCAAGGCGGTGGTGGTGGTGGAGGTGCTGGAGCTGTAGGAGCCGCAGGTTTAACTGCTGGAACAAGTAATGGTGGTGATGGAATACAATCATCAATTACTGGCACAGCAACATATTACGCTGGTGGTGGTGGCGGTGGCAGATATTCTGGTGGAGCTCCAGCAGGTTCTGGAGGGCAAGGTGGTGGCGGAGCAGGAGGTTATGATGTTAATGGTACGGCAGGAACTGCTAACACAGGCGGAGGTGGTGGCGGTACTGGAAGTGTAACTGCTACATCAAGAAATGGTGGTGCTGGAGGTTCTGGTGTAGTTATAATTTCAATACCAACTGTTTTTTACACAGGCACAACTACTGGAAGCCCTACAGTTACAACATCAGGATCTAATACAATTATTAAATTTACAGCAAGCGGTTCTTACACCGCATAATATAAAGGAGAACTAAAATTTCACACTTCGCAAAAGTAGTAGACGGTAAAGTAGTTTCAGTCATCGTGGCTGAACCAGAATTTTTTGATACATTCGTAGATTCAAGTCCAGGTACTTGGATTCAAACTTCGTACAACACGCATGGTAATCAACATCCAGAAGATAGACCTTTAAGAGGTAACTACGCTGGTATTGGATACACATATGATGCAACTAACGATGTATTCTACGCTCCTAAACCTTTTAATTCTTGGGTTCTAAACGAAGATACTTGGTTATGGGCAGCCCCAGTAGCAATGCCTGATGATGGTAAAGTATATACTTGGAATGAAGAATCAGTATCTTGGAAAGAAGTTACGGTAGAATAATTAAATGCCAATTAGCACCATTACAACAAATAGCTTAAACCCAAGTGGAATATCTCCAAATATTACTACTTATACAACTGCTACACGCCCTTCAAGCCCTGTGACTGGGCAACTTGGGTATAACACGACTACAGGACAGTTAGAGATTTATAATACTGTAGGTGGCTGGGTAAATGCAGGTACAGCTGGGAATACTTACACGGCTTCATATCTTATTGTAGCTGGTGGTGGTAGTGGTGGTAATTCTACAGGTTTTACAGAGGCTAGTGGAGGTGGGGGTGCAGGTGGACTATTAACAGGTTCTATAACTCTTACTCAAGGGACGGTATATACTGCTACTGTAGGTGCTGGTGGGGCAGGTGTATCTACATATACTGGTGGAAATAATGGGTCTAATACAACATTTACAGGTGTGACTACTACTATTGGAGGCGGTGCAGGACAGGCTGATGGTCCAGGTGCTTCTGGAGGTTCAGGTGGTGGTGCAGGAGCAGCAAATGCTTCAAGAACAGGCGGAGCAGGCACAGCAGGTCAAGGTAATAATGGCGGTAATGGTTTTCCAAGTGCCTCTACTTCACTTAGAGCAGGTGGTGGCGGAGGTGGAGCTAGCGCAATAGGTACAAATGGTGCTTCTGCTCAAGGTGGAGCAGGTGGTGCAGGAACTGCAAGCTCTATTACAGGAACATCTGTAACTTATGCTGGTGGTGGTGGAGGGGGAGGTCAAACTGCTGCAGGAGCAGGAGGCTCAAGTGTTGGAGGAAATGGTCAAGGATTATCTCCAGTGCAAGCAGTATCAAGCGGCACTGTAAATACTGGTTCAGGTGGTGGAGGATCTATAAATACAACATCAGGTGCTGGTGGTTCTGGTGTAGTTATCTTATCAGTACCAACATCTGCTTATTCTGGTACTACAACAGGAAGCCCTACAATCACAACATCAGGATCTAATACAATTATTAAATTTACAGCTTCAGGAAGCTATACAGCATGAGTTATATAGGAAACAGCCCTACCTCGCAAGCGTTTGTCACAGACCAATTTAACGGCACTGGGTCTCAAACTGCGTTCACAATGTCAGTAGCTCCTGCTGGATCTACCTCTATGATTGTGGCTGTATCTGGCGTACTTCAAGACCCAAGTACTTACGCTGTAGTAGGCACAACACTTAATTTTTCAGTAGCACCCCCTGCAGGCACAGGTAACATCTCTGTTCGTTATCTTGGTATTCCAGCAACAGGTGTTACAACAACTGCATATAGAACAGCAACTGAATTTACAGCAACATCTGGACAAACAACATTTACACCGCCTTCATATACAGTAGGTTATCTTGATGTTTATCGTAACGGTGTATTACTAGGCAGTGCTGATTATACAGCTACAAACGGAACTACAGTTGTTCTAGCCACAGGATGTGTAGCAGGTGACTTGGTTGAAACGATTAGCTTTTATGTAAGCTCTGTATTAAACGCTATACCTAACACAACAGGATCTATATCAAGCTCTAATTTACCCGCTGGTTTAACGATTACCACACCTTCTATATCAAGCCCAACAATTACATCGCAAGCAACTTTTGCGGCAGGCACAGTATCATTACCAGCTATCACTACAACAGGTGACACTAACACAGGTATGTTCTTCCCAGCAGCAGACACTATAGCTTTTGCTGAAGGTGGTGCAGAGGCTATGAGATTAGACTCCTTTGGTAATGTAGGGATTGGTACTAGTAGTCCTCAATCTAAAACATCTTTCGCTGCATCATCTGCTAATTATTTAACATTTCAAAATTCAGCAGGAAGTTCTATTTATGCTGCAATAGGAGTAGATAGTGGAGCACCAGAACTTGTAACTGGAGCTTCTGCAAATGATACAGTTATTAGAACAAATCAACAGATTTGGTTTGCTTTAAGTGGTGGTCAGGCGGCAGGTAGATTTGATTCATCAGCTAACTTTAGATTTAACTCTGGTTATGGTTCAGCAGCTATAGCATACGGATGTCGTGCATGGGTAAACTTTAACGGTACAGGAACAGTAGCTATTAATGCAAGTGGCAATGTAACAAGCATTACTGATAATGGAACAGGTGATTACACAGTAAACTTTACAACAGCTATGCCTGATGCTAATTATGCTGTAACAACAACGCCTCCAGTAATCTCTGACCAAGGCTCTTCATATCAATTTGGTTTACGATACCCATCAGGAACTGTTGGTGGGACTCCAACTCTTAAATCTACAACTCAGGTTAGAGTAATGTCAAGACGAGAATCTGACCAAGATTTAAGTAATGCTAACGTGGCTATTTTTAGATAAGGATAAATTATGAACCAACGTATAATATATCAAAATGACGAAGGTGGAATTAGTATTATAGTTCCTGCAGAAGAATGTGGTTTAACCATAGAAGAAATTGCTGCTAAAGATGTGCCACAAGGCAAAGCATATAACATTGTAGACGTATCTGAAATACCAACAGACAGAACATTTAGGAACGCATGGACATGGCAATAATTATTGACATAAACAAAGCTAAAGACATTACTAAAGATAGGCTTCGTGCTGAACGTGAGCCATTACTATTAGCTCAAGATGTAGCTTTTCAACGTGCTTTAGAGTCTAACGCAGATACATCTGCTATCGTTGCTGAAAAACAAAGACTTCGTGATATTACTACATTGGTAGATACAGCAAATACAGTAGAAGAATTAAAAGCATTAAATGCAAGCGCATCTTTACCAGCAGAGGAAACACAATGACAAGAGCCGTAAACGTAGCATCTTTTACACCGACTAACTGGACTACAGCGACTCGTCCTTCATCGCCTGTTACAGGTCAGATGGGGTGGAATACAACCATAGGACAAATAGAAGTTTATAATGGAACTTCTTGGATATTAAGTTCTACTATTCCTACCTATTCTGCATCTTATTTAGTAATTGCAGGTGGTGGTGGTGGTGCATCAGCTTGTGGTAATGGTAATGGTACTGGTGGTGGAGGTGCTGGAGGTTATTTATCAGGAACTGAAACATTTAGTACAAATACTGTATATACAATTACAGTAGGAGCTGGTGGGGCTGGTGCTACCACCAACACTGGACAGGGTCTAAATGGAGCTAATGGAGCTGCTGGATCTAATTCTGTATTAAGTGGCTCAGGTATTACAACTCAAACATCCATAGGTGGTGGATATGGAGCTAATATTCTTAATACTGGTGGTTCTGGCGGTTCTGGAGGTGGAGGCGGTGCAAGTTTTGCTGGTGGGTCAGGAACTTCTGGACAAGGTTTTGCTGGAGGCACAGGATACGGTGCAAATGTACCTTATAGGGGTGGTGGTGGTGGAGGATCAAGTGCTGTAGGAGCAACTGGATTATCATCTGGAAACGGTGGAGCTGGAACTGCATCTTCCATTACAGGATCATCTGTAACAAGAGCTGGAGGCGGAGGCGGAGGTTCTTATACTGGATATGCAGCTGGTACTGGTGGTTCTGGAGGTGGTGGTAATGGAGGAACAAGCACAGGAGCTGGTTCAGCAGCTACAGTTAATACAGGTTCTGGTGGAGGCAGTGGCGGATGGCCAGCATCTGGCACAGGTGGTGTAGGTGGTAATGGTGGTTCAGGTGTGGTTATCTTATCCGTTCCAATCGCAAATTACACAGGGATAACTACAGGAAGCCCAACTGTCACAACATCAGGAGTTAATATAATTATGCAATTTACATCTTCAGGAAGCTATACAGCATAAGGATAAATCATGCCATTAACCAAAGTACAAGCAGCAATGATAGGAAGCGGCACAAGTAGTGTTGCTTTTAATGCTGGAACACCTTTATATGAAAACACATTAGCTGTTGCTACAAGTTATACATTAACAGCTGGCACTTCAGCTATGTCAGTCGGACCAATAGTTATTAATAGTGGCGTGTCAATAACTATTCCATCAGGCAGTAAATGGGCCATACTTTAAAATAGGAAAATACAATGTCAAGTATTAGTTTAAATGGTGATATTTCAGGACAAGCAATAATTCAAGCTCCCTCGGTTGCAGGCACTCCTACGTTAACACTTCCTACAACATCTGGAACTATTTTAACAACAGCTACAGGACAAACATTAACTAGCCCAGTCATTGCAGGAACTCCAACTGGAGTAGGCGTATTAACAAGTGGCACAGCGGTAGCATCTACGTCAGGAACTAGCATTGATTTTACGTCTATTCCTTCATGGGTTAAACGTATTACTGTGATGTTTAATGGTGTAAGTACAAATGGTACTTCTATTATTCAGGTACAGTTGGGTGATTCTGGCGGTATTGAAAATACTGGGTATGTTGCAGGAACTCTTTCTGCGTTTAATTCATTAGCAGGCACTTCTTTTACTACTGGTTTTGGTATTAGAACAAGCAACGGGTCGAGTGTATCGTATTCAGGACACATGGTTTTCACAAACATTAGCGGGAATATTTGGATTTGCTCAGGAGTATTGTATGCAGCAGCCGACCAAGCACTAGGTATTCAAGCTGGAAGCAAAACTTTATCAGATGTTCTTGACCGAGTTCGCATAACCACAGTAAACGGCACAGATACTTTTGATGCTGGCTCAGTTAACATTTTATACGAATAGGATAAAACATGGCATCAATTAACGCAACCACAAGTTCAGGCATAGTTACCACAGCAGATAACAAGTGCTCACTTTATTGGATCCATCATCCAGATCATACAGATATATTTAGCCAAGGATATATTGGCGTTTCTACTAATACAAAACAAAGATTTACTAACCACAAAAAAAGTAAATATAATGTGCATTTATTTGAAGCCATTAAAAAATATGGTTGGGATAATCTTATTAAGACAATATTGGTGGTTTCAAAGGAAGATTATTGTTTAATGCTAGAAAATAAACTTAGAATAGATAATAATATAGGATGGAATATTGTAAAGGGCGGTGGAAAGCCTCCTTTAAGATATGGCAACAAAGATAGATTAGGAATTCCTGGATGGTCTAAAGGATTAAAGCTATCTGAAGAGCATAAGAAAAATTTAAGAGAATCACATTTAGGACAATCACCTTGGAACAAAGGATTAAAAGGATTTCAAAAAGCATGGAATAAAGGTGTTGCTATGGCAGAAAAGTCTAAAGAGGCTTTTAGAGTTATTGTAACTTGCCCACATTGTAATAGGGTTGGAAAAATAGCAGGTATGAGAACATGGCATATGGATAATTGTAAAAATAAGGATATTAAATAATGGCTTCTATTGTAAATGCCACTACAAGCTCTGGCGTAGTTATAACCTCTGATAACACAGGACAGCTACAACTACAAAGTGCGGGCACTACAATTGCTACTGTGTCTTCTACAGGCTTGGCTGTAACGGGAACAATTGCAAGTAGCACTGGAGTTACATATCCAATTGTATCAGGAACAGCACAAGCAACTACATCTGGAACATCTAAAGACTTTACGTCTATTCCTTCATGGGTTAAGCGTATTACTGTGATTTTTAACGCAGTATCAACAAACGGAACATCTAACTGGTTAATTCAAGCTGGAACAGGCGGAACACCAACAAGCAGCGGATATGTTTCGGCTTCAAATCAGGCTTATGCATCAGGTAACGTAGCAACCACAAGTACTGCGGGATTTATTATTTATCCAAGTGGTGCAACTTCAATTCTTTCTGGTTCAATTTCAATAGTTAATATTTCAGGAAATATTTGGATAGCTTCTGGAACTGTTGGCGGAAATTACAGCGGTGGAACTGCCATGACAGTAAGCACAGGTGGTACTGTTACTCTAGGCGGAACATTAAATATGGTTCGCATTACCACAGCAAACGGCACAGATACTTTTGATGCAGGTTCAGTTAACATATTATATGAATAAGGAATAGCATAATGGCAATGACACTAGATGGTAGTAATGGAGTTACCTTTAATGACTCATCTCTACAAGGAGCTGCAGCATCACCTTATGTACTAAAGAACCGTATTATAAATGGTGCAATGGTTGTGGACCAGAGAAATGCTGGGGCTAGTACAACAGCAACAAGTGGTTCTGTAACATATATTACAGATAGATGGGCTGTATATAGCGTTGGTTCAAATGTTACTTGTCAACAAGTAGCTGGGCCTAATACTTATGATAAAGCTGAACAATTATTACCATTAACTGGAAATACAGCAGTTGTATTTCTTCAAAGAATAGAATCTAAAAATTGTCTTGATTTAATAAACAAAACTGTAACTGTTTCAGGTCAAATTTATATTGATAGTATTTCTGGTGTTAGTTGTTCAGTTTCAGGATTTGCTGCTACATCAACAGACTCTAATTATGCAACTGCAATTTCAGGATTTTCAGTTTCACTAACAGCGGGTTCATATGTTTCATTTAGTGGTCAATTATCACTACCTTCTACAGCTTATAATGGCATTGAAATTGATATTGTTTTTAATGGAGTAGCAGGTCGTACAATTAAAGTAACAAATGTCCAACTAGAAATAGGCACATCAGCAACACCGTTTGAACGCAGACTTTATAATCAGGAATTGGCTAATTGTCAAAGGTATTTTGCAAAGACATTTCCACAATCTGTTGCTGTAGGGCAAAATAGTGGTGACTTTAACAGTTTGTACAATATTGCCCAAGTAAATAATTTATCATTTGCTAGTGTTTGGAAATTGCCAGTAACAATGAGAGCTAATCCAACTATTACAACATTTTCACCAAATGCTGCAAATGCAAATTGGTCACCAAATGCAACAACTCCAACAGCGGTAGTTGCAACTGCTAGTCAAGAACTTGCCGTGATAAATGGAACAACATCAACCACAGCAGGAAATGGTTACTATATCCATGCTTCTGCATCTATAGAGTTATAAAATGTACAAATTAACTGTAAATGAAAATATTGTTCAGCGTATAAATGATGGTGCATTTATTCCTAATGATTTAGCTAACACAGACTACCAAGCCTACCTAAAATGGCTTGAAGAAGGCAATACGCCTTTACCAGCAGACGAGGTAGTATAACTTGTTCGGATACGCTGCCTTTGCCCAACCTCCATTTGCTGCTTTAGGTAGCACTGGGCAGGCTTTTTATTTATCGCTTAATGAAAACATTAACATGGCTGATACAAGCAGCCAGATATTTAGCTTTAATGAAACTATTACTGAAAATGTAAATATGTTTGAATTTAATGCGCCATCTGGTCAGTTTTATGGGGCGGTTAATGAGTTTATTACAATGGCTGATACAGAGACTATAACAGCTCAATTTGCTTCAAGCCTTACAGAAGATGTACTCATGGGTGATACTGAGACTATTGCAGCTCAATTTTCCTCAAGTCGTACAGAAGATGTAGTAATGGATGATGTAAGAACGGTTTACTTTGCCGCCTTGCAATCAATTAATGAAAACTTTACAATGGCTGATGTTATTGCTATTGCAGGCCAATTCCAAACATCATTAAATGAAAATAGTAATTTAGCTGATACACCTACTATAGCAGCTCAGTTTGCTGTTAGCCGTACTGAAAACTTAACAAGCTTAGATGCAATCACCATTATTGCTAACTTTGTGTCAAGTAGAAATGAAAATGTGACTATGGCTGATATTGCAGACGTTATATCTGCATATTATTTTGTTATTACACAGAACTTTAATGCAGCAGACGCTGCTTCTGTTACATCTTCATTTCTTTTCTCATTAAACGAGAACTCTAATTTAACTGATATAAACAGTATTACAGCACAGTTTGCCTCATCAATTATTGAGTCATTTACGCTTTTAGACTCCCAATTTACTGGCGGATGGTTTAAAATAGACGATAATCAAACTGCGTCTTGGGTAGCTATAGACAACGCCCAGGCTGTCACATGGTCCCAAATAATTAATACCCAACCTGCGTCATGGGCTGCAATTGATGATGACCAGCCGTCTACATGGACTGACGTAAATAACAATCAACCTGCTGGCTGGGTTGACATTAACAACAATCAATAAGGACACATCATGGCATCAACCTATTCAACCTCGTTAAAGTTTACCCTCATTGGAGATGGCGAACAGGCTGGTACCTGGGGGGTAACTACCAATAATAATTTAAATCTAGTAGAGCAGGCTCTTACAGGTGTTGATGGTATTGACCTTACTGGAATTACAACTTATGCACTTACTAATTTTAACGGTACTACAAATGAAGCTAGAAATATTGTATTGTTATTTAAAGGCACTCCAGCATCTACAGTTACAATTACAGCTCCATTACAAAATAAATTTTATATTGTAAGAAATTCCACTGGACAAACAGTGACTATGTCAGCTACTGGTGGGGCTATATCAGTATCTATTCCAGCAGGTGTAACAGCTCAAGTATATTGTGATGCAACCAATGAATCTGGTACAGGCACTGGATTCTATTCAGCTCAAACAGGATCTGCTGGTAACTTTACAGTCAACGGTAACTTATCTGTTACTGGTGCTCAAGTTAATACAGGAAACTTTTTAGCAGCTGGTGTTTTAGGCGCTTATACTGCAGCATCATTTACAGGTGGTATTAGCAATGGCTCTGGTGTAGCAGGTACTATTCTTAACGTGTCTGCAGTATCAAGTGGCACTATATTTATTGGCCAAAGAGTGACTGGCACTGGTGTCACAGCTGGAACGCTTGTAACTGGATTTGGCACTGGTTCTGGTGGCATTGGTACATATACAGTCAATACATCTCAATTGGTAGGGGATGGAACAATACTAACGGGCGCAGCTAGTGCGATTGCAACTACACCAGCTGCTGGAGACAATTCAGTTAATGTTGCAACTACAAACTTTGTAACATCAGCTATTACAACAGCTACAGGCTTATTAGGCACTATGTCTACACAAAATGCCAATGCTGTTGCAGTAACTGGCGGAACTATTTCTGGCGTAACTGTTTCTGGCTCCGCAATATACGGTGCCGTAATAACTGCAGGAAGTTTTGTTGTTGGTAATGTCTATACTATTCTTAGTTTAGGAACAACTTCATTTACAGCTATTGGTGCTTCGGCCAATACTGTAGGTATAACATTCGTAGCTACTGGAGTAGGTTCTGGTACAGGAACGGCATATAACTATTTTGTAGGAAGCAATGCAACAGGAGCTAAAACAATTTCAACATCAACCCCGTCTGGCGGCAATGACGGAGATATTTGGTATCAAGTTACATAATGCCAAAACTTTATGCAAAACAAGACGGTACTTGGAAACAAGTACAACGCTTATGGACTAAAAGAGGTGGAGTTTGGTCTTCTCCTATAGCTGCTTTAATTAATCAAAATGGTATTGGTAAACAATTTTATCCAGATTCAATAGGTCCTACAACATATAATGCTGCTGGAACGTATACGTATACAGTACCTGCTACAGTGACTTCTATTACTGTTGCTGCTACAGGTGGCGGTGGTGCAGGACAGACATCTTATTTTGATGGCGGAGCATGGTATCAAGCCGATGGCGCTGCTGGAGGAACAACAACAGTTATTAGAAGTGGATGGTCAATAACAGCAAACGGTGGCGGTGGTGGATCATCTGGAGGCACGGGTGGTACAGTCACTATATCAGGTGCATCTTCAACCACATTAAACCTAACAGGCGGAAGCAAATCAGGAGGTACAGGTGGTAGTTCATATTATGGATCTGGCACTTCACAAGGCGGAGATTTTTCTAAGCCATCTGACGCTCCTTCTGGCGCAGGCGGTGGTGCGGGTTTTCAATTTGATGGACCTCAAAACTATGGTGGTTCAGGTGGCGGTACAGGCATTGCAACATTTGCAGTAACGCCTGGCCAAACAATTACAGTTACTGTAGGAGCAGGGGCTTTAGGTGCTAATACAAACTATACAAAAGGATCTAATCACGGATCTTATGCAGGTAATGGTGGTACAGGAACTGTAACAATTACACCATTAAATCCTAATGTAATTTCATATAATTCTCCTGGTACATACTCATTTACAGTCCCTGCAGGTATTACATCTGTTACGCTTACTGGCTGTGGCGGAGGCGGAGGCGGTGGTGGAGCTGATGCAGGTTCAAACTATCAAGGTAATGGCGGTGGTGGTGGTGGTTCAAACCTTACTACTTCAAACTATTCTGTAACACCAAGTCAATCATTATCTATAACTGTTGGTGCGGGTGGTGCGGGTGGACCAAGTTTTGGGTTTACTGGTTCTACTGGAGGTACAACATCTGTTAGTGGGACAGGAGTGTCATACTCATCAGCAGGTGGAGCTGGAGGCACTAGCGGATCTAATGCAGGTACAGGCTTTGGTGGTCTTGGCGCAAATGGCGCAAACTATACATCTTCATTTAGAGTTCAGGCTGGAGGCACTTCAACCAATGGTGGTTCTAATGGAGGCGGTGGTGGTATTGGCAATAATGCTGGAGGCGCTGCTGGACAAGCAGGAAAATTAACTATTACTTATTAAACAAAGGTAAATTAATGAATTTTATTGGGCAGTCTTATATTAATGACATTTCTTTTTGTGATGAAATAATTGAATTTCATAAACAAAGTGCTAATAAACAAATTGGCTCAACCTCAAAAGGGATAGATCTTAAAGTAAAAAAATCTACTGATGTTATGATTAGTTGGCAAACCGATGAAATAGCACAAAAATATGTAGACTCATTAGCTGAATTAACTAACAAATATATTGAAGAGTATAACTTTTGTAATGTTTATAGTGCTTGGTCAATAATTGAACCAATTAATATACAACATTATGACCCTAATGGTGGATTTTACAAATGGCATACTGAAAGGTCTTCAAGTGATATGCCTGTTGCATCACGCCATTTAGCATTTATGACATATTTAAACGATGTAAATGATGCTGGTGAAACAGAATTTTATTATCAAAAACTTAAAGTAAAACCTAGAAAAGGACTTACTTTAATATGGCCTGCTGATTGGACTCATACACATCGTGGGATTCCTTCTCCAACAGAAGAAAAATACATTATTACTGGATGGTTTAATTATAATTTTTAAATTAACTACCAGACCAATTTCAAGTAAATAGGTTGTAAAATGAACATGAAAAAAATTATTTCTTTATTGCTGTTTATCAGCTTAATTGGATGCACATTACATACATGGGCAGAAACAACTACAATAAACCAAAAAGGAATGCCAGTGCCTAGCGCTATGGCACCTAGTATGTCTGCCTTTTCACAAGATGTTTGTGCGGTTCCTATATCAGGCGCAGGTAACTTTGGTGTAGTTTCATTATCAGGTGGCACTGTTATATTAGACCAAAACTGCGTAAAAATTAAGTTAGCAAAAACGTTAAATGATTTAGGTCTTAAAGTGGCTGCCGTATCTGTACTATGCCAAGACCCAACAGTATGGGATGCAATGGAAATGTCAGGTTCTCCATGCCCTATGGGTGGCTCTGTAGGTCAAGCAGCTAAGAAGGCTTGGTTCACTAAGTATCCTGAAAGGTTCAAAAAATTATATGGCGAGGATTATAATATTCCTGCTTTGCCTCCTACTAAGGAATAATGCATATGCTTGGTCATGTTCTTTTTCAAATACAGAAGAAGGTTGGTATCTTGAAGGATCAATGTCTTGTCAAGGCATCTCAACTGAAATTGCTTTGCAACAACATTATTGTGGATGGTATAGACCGAATGACCCTTATTGTAGCGTATATCAAGTACCAGTTTGTAGCCCTCAAGTTGAGTATCAAACCTTATCTTGCCCAGTTAACCAATCAGGTGCTATTAATCAAAGTAGGTCTTATGACTGTACTGCACAAACTTGGACAGGCTGGACAACAACTTCTAACAACTGCACGCCAGATCCTCCAACGTGCATTGAATCTACTGAAACGAGAACACTAACATGTCAAGCTGGATTCGAAGGATTATCTCAAGAGCAAAGAATTTCGATCTGCTCGGATCCGTATGGACCTCAAACTTGGACAACTTGGTCGGAAATATACAATACTTGCAAGATGACGGCAACGAATGTAAACAATCCAACATCTCCAATCAGTCCGATAAGTCCAATGAATCCAACCAGCGTGCTAAATCAACAGATCGCACCAGCAATATCTGTGGAAACTGTAACGGTACAAGACCTAACTGCTACTGTACCTACAATATCAAAAGACGTACAAGATACTACGATGACATCGGCTACAGGGGCGGTATCAACCAGCTTGACAACGACCTCATCAGCATCCAGCTCAGCGGAGAAGAAAGACTCATCAAAGGAAACATCAACTCCTAAAGGCAAAGAAATTGTGCCAGGATTTGGCATAGTAATGAGTATGCAACTTATTAATGCTGGATACAGTATGCAACAACAACAAGTACAAGAATATATTAAACTAGAACAGGAAAATGAATATGGACGAATTCAAGAGTTTACTCTCTCACTTCTCTCCGAAACAAATGTTGGTGATCGGTTCGATTCTCTTAACCGCAATCGGTGGGCCAATCTATTACGGAATAACCCTCTTCAACGACTTGCAGAGTACGATTGACGAAGTAAAGAAAATGAGTAATGTAGAAACACGCATTACCGTATTAGAAGATAGATCTAAATCTACTGAGCGTCAATTAGTAGATGTGATGATGTCTAATAATCGTGCTTTAGAAAAGGCTAATGAAGCTTATGGTAAAGCGATTGAAGCAAGCAGTATGGCTAGGTCATCTCAAGATAAGATAGCTGATACTGTTACCAATGTAAAAGAAGATATGAAAGCCCTTAAAAAGGCAGTTACTAACCCACTAGGAAATTAAATATGCTATCCATCCTCTCCTCGATTCTCGGCTTTGCTACTGCGGGGCTACCCAACATTCTAGGTTTCTTTCAGCAACGTGGCGATCAAAAGCATGAGCGTGAAATGGCTCAATTACAAAATGCCCAAGCAATGGCTATGGCAGAAAAAGGCTTTATTGCTCAAGAAAAAATAGCAGCTATAGAACTAGAAGGAACGTACGCAGAAACGTACGCTCAAGAACGTGTAGCTTTATATGACCACGATAAGAAATTAGTAGAAGCAGCTTCTCCTACAGTGCGTAATTGGAATGCTATGGTAAGACCTGTAGTAGCATTTATCTTTGTAGGCGAATTAGTTCTTATTAACTTTGTAACTTTATTCTGGGCTATGTCATCAGGTGTAGACTTTGTAACAGCTTCAGATACTGTATTCTCTACAGATGAAATGGCTATCGTAGCATCAATTATTGGATTCTACTTTGGCTCAAGAACTTGGGAAAAGAAATAAGTGAATGTATCAAAAGCTGGTATTGCTCTTATTAAACATCATGAAGGTGTGCGTAATCGTCCCTACCGTTGCCCTGCAAACCTTTATACTGTGGGTGTTGGTCATCTTATCGGGGATGGTAAATCATTGCCTGAATCTTGGAACAGAACTTTTTCACAGGAAGAAATAGATGGAATTCTTAAATCAGACCTCAAACGCTTTGAGCTTGGAGTACATAAGATGCTACCTAACGTGTCTCTTAGACAATATGAGTTTGACGCTCTTGTCAGCTTTTGCTTTAATTTGGGTCTTGGATGCTTTCAAAGATCAACACTCCGTCAAGCGTTGCTTAGGGGCGATAAAAAGGCGGCTATGGAATCGTTAGTGAAGTATTGTCGTGCAGGTGGTAAAATACTAAAAGGCTTACAAACTCGTAGGTTAGATGAAAAAGCACTCTTTGAAGGTAGATAATGGCATTACAAAAATTAACATATAGAGCTGGAGTTAACCGTGAAGGAACAGACTACTCAAACGAGGGTGGCTTCTATGACGGTGATAAAATTCGTTTCCGTTCAGGCCAAGCTGAAAAGATTGGTGGATGGGTACAGGTAGACGTAGATCAATTTGAAGGTATTGCACGTTCTTTATGGACATGGACTGGCGCTAATGGTTTATCAAACTACTTATCTCTAGGTACAAGTAAAAAATACTACATATTCTTTGGTGGCATTTACTATGATATTACACCTATTATTCAAACAGATGGCACAGCATTACCTCCTCCAAATGCATTAGCAGCAAGTCCAATCTCTACAGTATCTGGATCTAATGTAGTCACTATTACAGATGGTAATTACAATCCTGCAATTGGTGATTACGTAACAGTTACATCTACATCAGCTGTTGGTGGACTAACCATTAGTGGTGAATACATTGTTAATACTGTACCTTCTACAACTACATTTACTATTTTAGCTGCATCAAACGCCTCTTCTACAGCAAGTGGTGGTGGCACAGTAACGCTGGCATTTCAATACCCTATTGGTAATGATGTTGCAACAATTGGTACTGGCTGGGGCGCTGGTCCATGGTGTGGTGCTATAGCTACTACAGGAACTACTTTAACTAATCCATTTGATACAATCAATACAAGCACTACAATATCAGTTAACCAAACTGCACATGGATTAACAACTGGCAATTGGGTATATTTTAGCTCCGTACAAAATAATGTTTCAGGTATTCTAAATACTATATTAGAACAAGCATTTCAAGTGACTGTAGTCAATGCAAATAAATATACTATATCTACTGTTTTTGCAACCCAAAGTTATCCAGCTAGTGTTACGGCATCTGGCGTTGGTGGAACTGTTGTTGTTAGAATACCAGTTTCTGCTACTCGTGGTTGGGGAACTGGATTTACATCTGGCATTGCACAACAATTAAGACTCTGGTCTCAAGATAACTATGGATCTAATTTAGCTTTTGCTCCTCGTGGCGGCCCAATATTCTATTGGTTAGATATTGGAGGCGTATCAGCTCGTGGTGCATACTTATCTAAATTATCTACCGATGCAGGATTTAGTGGTACTTATGTGCCAAAAACAACTAGTCAAATTTTAACTTCAGCTACAGAACAGTTCTTAATTGCTTTAGGATCTAACTCATATGAAGTAGGAGCACCTAATACAGCATTTAATCCTATGATTGTAAGATGGTCTGACCAAGGCAATCCATATCAATGGGTTCCAGAAACAACGAATCAATCTGGTGAATTTACATTAGCTAACGGCTCGTTTATTGTAACAGGCATTACAACACGTCAAGAAATTTTGATATGGACTAACTCTTGCTTGTATTCTATGCAGTATGTTGGATATCCTTACGTATGGTCTTTCCAAGTGTTGATGGATAATATTTCTATCATCGCCCCAAATGCAGCTGTAACAGTCAATAACGTTACTTACTGGATGGGTAAAGATAAGTTCTATCAATACACTGGTGTGGTTTCAACATTACCTTGCTCATTACGGCAATTTATATTTGAAGATATTAACGTTGACCAAGCATTCCAAATCTTCTCTGGATCTAATGAAGGATACAATGAAGTATGGTGGTTCTATGTAAGTCAAAATAGTGGCGGTACTACGGTAGATCGTTATGTTATTTATAACTATGTAGACAAGGTATGGTCATATGGTACTATGGCAAGAACAGCTTGGTTACAATATGGTATCCAACCAAATCCAGTAGCCGCTGATTACAATAGAAGACTTTTATACCATGAGGTAGGAAACGATGACGTATCTACAGCAAGCCCACAACCTATTGAAGCCTATATCCAATCTTCTGATTTTGGTATTGAGGCTGGCGAGCATCTTGGTTTTGTATGGCGTATGTTGCCTGATGTCAATTTTAATGGTTCAAGTGTTAATGCACCTTCC